TGGAAGCTAGAGCGGCGCAACCCTGAGCAATGGGGTCGGCAGCGGCTCGATATCCAGGCCGAGGGCAAGCTGGTAGTCGAGGGCGTCGGCTGGGTCAGGGATAAGAAACAGGCCGGCGATGGCTGAGCGCTGGACGTTCGGAGAGCCGCACGAGGCGCAGCGTAGGGTGCTCGTCAGCCCTAACCGCTACATTTATTTCAGATCTGGGCTTGGTGCGGGCAAGACTTGGACGGCGTGCCAGTGGGCCGCGGCCATGATCGTCCTGCACTCGGAAGGCGTGCACGGCGTTATGATCGCCCCGACCTATACCATGCTCGACGACGTGATCAGGCCGCAGATCGAGCAGCTCTGGCCGCAGCAGGTGGTGCGCACCTGGCACGGTACCGAGCGCAGCTATACCTGGCCCAACGGCTCGAAGGTGCTGTTGCGATCCGCCGAGCGGCCGGGCAGGCTTCGAGGGATTCAGGTGGCCTGGGCCGTTCTCGACGAGCCAGCCGAGATGAAGCCGGAAATCTGGACCGTTATAACAGGCCGGCTCAGGTCGCCGACGAGGTGGCACCATCAAGTCCTGCTCACCGGCACGCCGAGCGGCTATAACTGGGTTCACGACGCCTTCGGCGATCCGGGCGAGAAGGCCGAGGAGGGCTATCACGTCGTCAAGGCCAGGACCGAGGACAACGTAGATAACCTGCCGCCGGGCTACGTCGAGAGCCTGCGCGGCCTCTACAGCGCACGCCTGGCGGCTCAGGAGCTAGACGGCGACGTGGTGCACCTAGAGGGCCAGGTGTTCACCGAGTATAGCCCAGCGGTGCACGTCGTTAGCTGCGAATGGCCCGACCATGCCGAGACCTGGGCCGGGCTAGACTTCGGATACCGCAAGCCGGCTGTCAACTTCTGGCGCCGGCACCCTGACGGCCGCGACGCCTGGGTGTGCTTCGACGAGCTGACGCCCAACGATTGCACCACCGAGCAGCTCGCCGACCGCATCCAGGCCAAGGGCTACCGGCTCGCAGAGATCTGGTGCGATCCTGCGGGCAAGGCAGCCACCACCGCAGGTCGCACCGACGTTGAGGTGCTCAAGCGCGCCGGGCTGCCGGCCAAGTATCGCACCGCTAGCCGCGTGCGCCGCATCGCCTTCGGCCTGGAAGTGATGCGCTCGGCCATGGCGCCGTCAGACGGCTCCGAGCCTCGGCTGCTAATGCACGAGCGTATGACGACGACCAGTAGCAACCGCGGCCTGCATCGCTCGTTGCTATCGTACCGCTTCAAGGGTAGCACCGAGGCCCCGGAGAAGGACGGCGAGCACGACCACGCGGTTGACGCTGCCCGCTATTTTTGGGCAAATACTGACGGAATCAAGCGCCGGACGGTGACGAGGCCAACGACAAGCCCTAGAGTCACGCACCGAAGGATTGATCTATGATTACTGATCTGCTCGCCGAGCCTATGCGCCGAATCCGCTCCCAGATCCGCGACGCCTCCGAGAGCAACCGGGCCGGATGGATCGAGCAGATCTTGGCGGTGGCTGACACCTGGCGCCCTGATGGCTACCGCTCCGCTTGCGTCAAGCTGAAGGCCTACTACGAGGGCGACCAGCAAGACGGGCTCACCGAGCAGCTCAAACAGGCGTTCCCTGATACTTGGAGCAAGCTACCGCGCGAGATGATCCTACCAGTGCTCCGCCGCTGGGTCGACCAGCAGGCCACCGTATACTTGACGCCACCAGCTCGCACGCTCTTAGACGCTGCCGATGAATCCATAGCCGGCACCGACGAGGCGCATAGCTTCGAGACGCTACAGCGCGACGCCGCCTATTGGGAATCGTGGCAGCAGCTCGACCGGACGGTGCACCTCTATAGCGCCGGGCTGATGCTCTGGGGCTGGAATAGTTGGCGAGGCCGGCTAGAGGCTAACGTGGTGGCGCCGCATCTGGTCCATATCGTGCCGGACCCTGACGACCCTTCCGATATCAGCCGAGCCTGGGCCGTGCTGGTGGAGCTGGCGAGCGCTCAGGGCGTCAGCGCTGCCAACGAAGGCAACCGCCGATTCCTGGCCTACTGGCGCGCATCTGGCGAGGACGAGCGCGACGCCTGGCAAGCCGCCGTCATCAACGAAGATGGCAACGTAGAGCTAGACGGCTTAGATGATGCCATGGATTTCACCGCGCCAATCCGAGACGAGGACGGCCGCACCGTGCTGCCGATGGTCTGGGTGCAGCGAGAGCGCGGCCACGGCGTCGTCTATCCGAGGCCGCCGGTCGATCTGATCTGGAGCCAGGATGCTGTTAACGAAACCTGGGTTGATATCCACGTCAGGGCGAGGAGCTCCGGGTACGGCTCCTACGTTGCCACCAGCCTCGACACCGACCGAGCGCGCCAGGCCATCAACCTAGCGCCTGGCGGCGTCTCCATTCTTGAGGAGGGCGAAACACTGTCTACGCTGACAGCCGACAGCCGCCTCTCCGAGCACGTCGAGATCTTGCAGGACTACCTGCTCCAGCAGGCCCAGCGGCTCGGCCTGCCGCCTTCGAGCTGGGCGCCTAAGGATCGGCCGCAGCTGTCCGGCGTGGCGCTCAAGGTCGAGAACCTAGAGGCCGACCTGCACCGCGCCCAGCAGATCAGCCGCTACGAGCGCATCGAGGAGGACGACGCATGGAATATCGCCAGGGCCGTTTGGAATACCTACGCAGTCCCAGCAGGTAGCACGGCGCTTTCTTGGGACCTTCAGATGGTCTGGCGCCCTGGCCCTACCAGCGTGCCGACAGACGAGGAGGCGCAGCGCCGTATCCTAGATCACGACGTTGGCAAAAACTGGCTGACGCAGGCGCAGGCTATGAGCCACGCTCTGAGCATTACCGAGCAAGAGGCCGAGGAGCGCCTGGCAGCGAATATCGACGCCAACCGGGCGCAGATCCGTCCGGCAGGGATGGGCCTGGCCGAGGCGGCTTTGGGCATCGTCGGAGGCGGCGAGATCGATGGCGATTGATCCGAGCGGCATAGCCAATCGGTTTGAGACGGCTTTACGGTCGTCGGTCCGTCGGCTTGAGGCGTTCATGGTCGAGCTGGTGGCCGAGCTGGACACCGACGCCGGCAACGTCGAGACAACGCATACGAACCTCGCCAGGGCCACGCTGATGCGTCAGCAGCTCACGCGCCGGCTCAACGAGCTAGGCTTTAGGTCGCAGGTGCGGACGCTCTATAGCGACGTTGCCACGGCGCTAGAGCGCGATGCTGGCGACGACGAAGCGCAGATGCTAATCGCCGAGACCGTCCTGAGCAGCTTTGCCTCCGGCTTTACGCGCAACCTAGATAACTCATGGTTCGCTATGACCGGCCGCATCCAAGAGATCGTAGAGCAGGCGATGCTAACTAACGCACCGATCGCCGACCTAATCGCCGGTCTCGCCGGGCCAGGCCGCGGCAGCATCCGGCTGACCGCCGACCTGCAAGCCCCGTTCGCTCAGTGGCTCAACTGGTCTAACGCAGCGGTGGAGACGGCGCTTCAATCGATGGTGCGTAGTCTCCAGATCGTCAGCGCCACCGATGCGGGCGTTAGCTGGTTTATCTATCAGGGCACCTTGATCAGAACGTCGCGCCCTTTTTGCCGGCTGATGCATGGCGTCGTCGTGCGGCTTGAGGACCTGCGGGCCATCGATGCCGATCCGCGCTTCCGTCAGATTCGGCAGCTGCGCTCCAAGGACGGCCGGCAACCGCCGCTGATCCCTAGCCTCGGCGGCTGGCGCTGCCGCCATCGCCTGGTGGCGACGAGCCGCAAGCAAGCCGAGCGCGAGGGTCGCACCATCTTCGCTGATGATGGCGCCGAGCTGAATAGGCGCGCCGGGGCTCTGCTATGACGATCGGCTGGGGGATGAAGGTTAGCGGCAGCATCCGCCTCAACGCGTTGGAGCGCTCCGCCGATCCTAAGGCGATGCAGCGGATCGGCGAGGCGGCGGTGGGCGTCATCGTCACCGAGACGCAGGATAAAGGAATATCGCAAGATGCGCGACGTTTCCGGCGCTATTCAAAACTATATGCTTCGGCAAAAGAGGCGGCCTATGGAGGCTTCCCAGACTATAAGAGGTTCCCAAATCTCACGGCGACCTCTCATATGATGAACGCTGTTAGCGTTACTCGTGTAGCATCTGATAGCGTAACGATTGGTTTTTTGGATACTCAACAGCCAGATCGGCGGTCGCTGCTAGAGCGCGCCTGGCCGAAGTTAAGCGCATCGGAGCGTAACGCCTTCTGGGCCATCGCTGCATCTGCCAAGCGCAGGGCCGGCGGCGGACGCAAGCGAGGCCGCAGGCGCAACCCAAGCACCGAGCGAGGACGCAGGCAGGGGCCGATCCCCTCGGGGCATCCGTCGCCGCTGCCATCCGAGAAAATGCAGTTCACCAATAAGCTGCGGCCGTGGTTCGGTTTCGGCAAGCCAGGAAGCAAACGCAGGCGCTTGATTCAACAGATCGGCGCCGAGATATATCTAGAACAGTTGACGCGCCGTGGTGGCGCAGATAGTTAGGAGAAGTCGAGATGACAACGACAGAGCAGGCGCAGGACAGTGCCGGGCAAGCCGCGGATGCAGCTGGCCAGACCGTGAGCAGAGACGAGCTAAACGAGGCGATCAAGCGCCGCACGTCAGCCCTGGACCGGGCACGGGCAGCCGAGGATCGATTAGCAACGCTTGAAGCTGCACAGGCTGACAGAGACCGAGCAGACAAAGAACGGCAGGGTAAGTTCAAAGAGTTGGCGCAGGAGGCCGAGGCGAAAGCCAACGCACTGAGCGAGCGCTTCGACGCAACCCAGGCCCGGTTGGAAGCAATATCCAGCAGGCACCGTAAATCCGTTGATGCTCGGTTTGAGGCTTTGCCAGAGGACGCACGCAACCACCTTGCGGCGCGCCTCGGCGACAAGCCGAATCTTGAGGCTTTAGATGATGCGGTCTCGCTGGCAGAGTCACTACGAGTAGAAG